ATCTTAAAACTGCATTCCAAGCAGTCTTTCTTCTAATTGTTTTTGAACGGTCTTGAACATACTGATTTAAGTATTGGACCCCAACGCGGCGAACAGTCTCTGTCTCTTCCCATTCCCCTCCATCATCTTGGAGAAAGGAAGAAACAGTGACCGTTTGACCAGGATTGAATTTCTTTGCAATAGGTCGAAGCTTGTTAATAAGCTTCCGATTTCTGTGAACAATTGACATCATAGCCCCATCGTCGGTGGCCTCTTTATAGATTAAGGATCTATCAGAGACGACCTTTGGGTTCATGAATGTCATTGCGGAAAACAATCCATCAATGCGTTGAGCATTACTTTCATCCACTTCGGACTCCGGGAATGTATTGAATACACCGGGAGGAAGTGACGTATGAGCCAGCTGGCGGATCTGCCAGCCAGCGCGATCGGATAGGGCCGTGAGGACCCCATCGGATCGCTTCCATGTAGGATGGAGATCAAGGAGTTTTTGAGAGCTTAGGTCGTAGTCTATGTAATCTACAAGTAGAGCAACCTTTAGGTCACTTTCTACTGCCTTACCCACAAGCCCAAGCCCACCACAGATTTCGGGGATAAAGAAGGGAAGACCCAGGTCCTTTATTGAAGAATAGTTCTTCTTCATAAAGCGACCTAGGATCTTATCTTTATCCACAAAATCGGGTAGCCATTGAGCTAGGGATCTCATCCTTGAACCTACAGTTCCTTGGTTGTTTATGAGGAGTGCTTTCTGAGTTGAGGATGCCGATGAACGTGATTTTCCAAATACGAGTCCCATATTTACAAAGGGGACCCAGGAAAACCAACACGTCCGTTTCTTTCCCTTCCAAATCTTCTCTGTCTTTTCAATAAGAAAAGAGGCAGAGTTGATCTGACAAAAACGGTTATTCGAGTACGTCTTTCCAACTGATGGTGTAAAACCCATTATTGGACAAAGAAGTACCCATAACTTGTAAATGTCAGGGTGGGAGCGAAAAAGACCATCATCTCCATTGATGATCAAAGGCAAAAGCTTCAGAAAGATCCTAAACTTGGAGTCATCCGACAGGTTCTGGTAGATCCCTCCTGATTTGAATAATTCCCACGCAACTCTAATGATGGTTGCGTTGAGAATACACAAAACAGGAAAGGAAACTACCGATCCCATAAGTTGACCCCTCGTCTGGGTCTCATAAACACCCGTGTCGGGGTTCTCAATCAAGTGTCTCGTTAGGAGGCGTCTGGTTAAGTCAAGTAGCTGAGAGTCGAGGACAGTGAGGTCGTTGATCTTGGGAGTTAAAGCCAAGATTAAACCATCAACGACAGCCTCCGAGTATCTGGAATAAAGCGAATCAGTCGCAGCCTTGTAGTCAACAGAGGTGTAAACCTCGTCTTGACGTAAAGACCCGACCACATTCTGCAGCATTTCTTCAGATACAGGTGATCCGACAAGTTGAAAGGTAGGGTGATCCTTGAGTGTCTTCCACATAAACCGTTGAACAATCTTTAAGACTGTCATGGTAGCGGGGGGACCTCGAGATATTATCCTAACTTTAAACGGCTCAGCAAGAGCGGTCAACTTGACGGTCGGACTTTCAGTAAGAGCCATCTCTAACACTTGAGTGATCCAAGAGCGAAACAGAAGGAGGGTAAGGGAGTCGTTGATGATGATCTTGTGATCAGCACCACACCCCTCGGATGGGCGATAGATGGCTTGGGTAGCCTCTATGACATCCTTGTAACGATAAGCCTTATTTAAAAATTCAAATAAGATAGGGTCATCGTCCTTACTCTCTTCCATCTGTTCTTTCAAGATATCACAAAAGAATCCAACAGAACCCAACTCTTTCCTAGTTCGTAAAACGTTCGAGGAAACAGAAGGGAGGAACGGAAAAACGTCAGCAAGGGGGCTGATCGATT